TTATTTTTATAAATTTCTTATAGTTTCTATTAATTTGTCACAATCACCTATTCTCATAAGCTTATTAATATTATCATTTCTAACATCTTCAAACGAAGAGCATGTTCCCATACCCACAGATTTTGCAGCAGTTATTAATCTAGACCATCTTTCAATTCTTGTTTTTAGATCTATCTCTTCGCCATCTTCATCTGTTACTGCCCAATCAATTATATCATCACCATGCCAATCAGTCTCTTCAAACATTTGTGTACCTGGAATAAGCAGCGCAATGTGGCAACGTATAATAATGTTGCTAGCATAAGGTGCTGATTTATAAATCATTTTTAGAGTATCTTGAAAGTCTTCTTCAGTCTCTGTTGGATATCCTACAATAGTTTGATATACCATATGTATTCCACGCTCTCCAGCAGCTTTAATGCTACTATAAAGAGCTCTGTTATCAAATTTCTTTCTCATATGCCAGCGTACTTTTTCTGACCCAGATTCAATACCTATCCATATAGATTTACAGCCACTGTCTTTTAGATAGTCCCAATCTTCCTCGGTCATACCACTTCTAAAGATAAACTGACCCATCCATTCAACAGGAAGATCGTTTTCGCTCATAATCCTACAAAATTTTCTAAACTCTTTTAGTGAACCATTTACTAGACTATCACTAAAATAAAATAGATCCACGCCATGTTTTTCATATTGATGTGCCATCTCTGCAGCAACTTCTTCACCTGGTCTAAATTTATACTTACCCCATATATTACCAATACTACAAAATGTACATTTTCTAACACACCCACGTGAGCTTGTAATAGTAACTAATGCTTTGTCAACTGTGCCATCTTCTAAAGTCTGATCGTAATCTGCTAAGTCAAAATCGCTATAGTCTGGATAAGGTAAACCTGATAGATCATTCATCTGGGAAAATCGATACGCTTTACCTTTTAACAAAGCTGGAAGTGCTTTATCGCCTTCACCCACTATATAATAATCACTTAAACCCTCATCTATCATTCCTTGAGCCCAGAAAGTGCTTTGTCCATCGCCGTTCTGTTTATTTTTAGCATTATTAGGCCCTCTTAGTATACCAGCACCACCGATAACGATTTTAGATTTTATTCCTAATTCTTTTATACAACTAAGTAGTAGTTCTGTAGCTGTCTGAGAGTTGAATGAGAAAAGTGATACTCCAATCCAATCGTATCCTATAAGTTTATTACAGTAATCTAAGAAAAATTCTTTGTATTCTGGTTTACATTCACCGCCGATAGAAGCATTAGTCCAACCAATAGATCCTTCTCCAAACTTTTTAATAAAGGCGTTATTTAAATCAAATGCTTTAGATTCGTATCCTTCTTGGTTTAATACACCTTTCAGGTACGCAATACCTGGCGCTGGAAACCTAAAGTCATGGCTCGGCGGTGACACTAATGCAACTTTCAAAAGCTTTATCCAAAATGTTATTTTATGTGGGTGTAATATATATACTTATTAAAATAAAAAATCGAGGATATTTCTATCCCCGATCTATTCCTATGCTGCTTCTTTTAGAGTTTCTTCAATTTCAACAATGTGATCGTCTAAGTACGCCTTTTTTAATAATACCTTTCGTAGACGTTCTGTTTTACCTTGCTTTTTATACCTATCTGCGTACCAGCCCAATTGTCTGGAATCTTTTCTTAAGCGCTCGATAGTTACTGAAACCATATATCTTTCTCCCAAAGAAAAAGGTGCTACGTCGTAAAACGTGCACCTGTTCTTGTATTGCTGATTGTTGAGTTAAATTTATGGGTATGGTCATAAGAGTCCGGGAAATGCCTCCTGTACTATTTTTGTTGTAAGTCCTTTAACCGGTAGCTTTTTATTGATCATCCCACATACTAGTTTGGCATCTTCTGGATGTACTGATTCTACAATACCCAGAAAGATCTTCTCACGTTTATATGAAGGCATTTTAGTGCCTGATCCACCTTTTACAACATAACGAAAATCTCTATTTTTCCTAAGAAGTGTCGATGGCAAAGCATGCTCTGGTGCTGGTGTATATGGTACTTCACCAGGTGGCAGCAGCCATTCGATATTCGGATCTAATCCGCCTTTAATGACATCTTTCAATGCCCACGATTCGTGTCGTTTTAACACATCAACTTTTTCTTTACGATTCTTTGCTTTTTCAAATAATTCAAAGACTTCATAAACATCTAATGTTCTAGCCATATTAAAAGAATTCCTCTACTACTTCGACTAACAAGCGGCACTGCTTCTTAATAAGATATGGAAGTACCTTACTTCGATTGGGCCATGGATCTTGCTCTTCAAATTTATTTATAATTTCTTTTTTCACAACATCAGGACATTCTGACTCTTCTGTGAGATCAATCATCTTTTTATTGCGAAGGTAATTGCGATATACTGTTTCACCAAGTGCACGTGGATCTTGCATCAAGGCTTCTTTTTTCTTCTTAGATAGTACGTTTTGGCGCTTGCCTTCAGTAATAAAGGTATCATCATCTGATAGTACATTAGGCACACCATCACCTGTACATCCACGCAAGAAATGATCAGCTTGATATAAACGAGGCTGGTCATCTTTTACAGGTTTTTTAGTTGTGGGTGAAAACTGTGAAACGTTTTTAAACTTTTGTAACTGAATAAAATCATGATCGCTTGATACAATCATAACATCTTCGTAGTTACCAAAGTCTTGTGTCCACTTAACGATCTCTGCAATGGAATCGTCAGCTTCACAGCCCCATTGATGAATAACCTTCCAGGGCATATTCTCTTTGATTTCGTCTAGCACTGTGTTAATGTGGCTGAACGCTAGATTCCAATCGATCTTAGACTTCTCACGGTTAGACTTGCGTTTACCTTTGTACTCAGGATAAACATCTTTACGCCAGTTACCGCCGCCATCTGCTATAATAACCATATCGCCATAGCTTTTAAACTTCTGACGATACATGCGAATAGAGTTTAAGATTATGTGGCGAATAAGGTTTTCATCATCGGCTTGCGCCTGTCCCATTACAATAGGTGCAATGGCAATGCCACTGAAGTCAAGTAGTATCATAATATTCTCCTAATTATTAGAACTATTATACCATAGTTTATTAGCAATGTAAACCTTATTTTAAACTTTTTACATGAGTTCTATGTATTTTACAGTTAATAATACCATTGTAATATGAGTCGTCTAACAACACACGTCTATCAAATTGTTCTTTTGCTTCGAGATAACCAAGCTCACCCTTTGATCTACCGAAATATAATATCTCACGATAGAACCCTTCATGTCCGTGTTCAAGCAACAATTCTTTGACAAGTTCGCTTGATCCGTAATACTTTTTCCAGTCTGATTCAACAATACTTCGTCGCTTCCTGGTTTTGCCTTTAAGCGGGGGCAATGTCTTCTTCGACCAAAAGCCTTTCTTTCCAACATACTTTTTGTTATTGGTAAGATCGGTAATAACATAAACAAATCCTTGCCACTGCTTCATCTCTTCTTCAGATGGATTATACTCTTTGCCTTTATAGTACCACATAGTACGTTAAAGCCACTCTTTAAATTTCTCGCGCACTTCTTCATCGCTTATTTTTGTGTTTTGTATTTTACCATGCATAAGTGTGGCAATGATCCTAGGTTTGTTACTATAGTTAACATAAGAATGTGGTCTCTTAGTATTTAGCATCATAGGTTTATCGAAGCAGACCTTTTGCATATTCTCTTCCTTAGCATTAGGCCATTTTGTAAAGCCAGGACTATCTTTTGGAATAGAAAAATCTCCAAATGCGATATTACCTGGCCCTTCACCCTGTTCACCTAATGCCGAGTAGTTATCATCTTTCATTACTAAAAGATAACCCTTATCCGGATCTACTTGAATTGGAAAATTAATACCAATATGTCGTCCTTTGTCTATATGTACATCAAACATTTTTTTAGCAGGTAGCGAGACAAAGACGTGTAATTCAAAATGAATATCTTTTATAACAATACTAGCTTGCTTTGGTATTGGACCAAGTATCAGGTCGTCTAGCGGCTCATCACTATATTCCACATCAAGAAAATCTTCTGATACACTGTTTAAACAGTTTTTTGACAAATCAAATACTTCTTGGGTGTAATGCTCTGGGAAGTTACAATATTCTATATGAGTAATGTTAATATCAATCATAGTTCAATTTCCTCGCCGTCATCATTTTTTATATTTAAGAAATTATGGTTAGCTTCTTGACCTCACATACTACAGAAGAGAGGTTCTTCTTCTTCGTCAATAACATCAACTATAGTTTCAGATCTGCAGTGACCACATTCACAGCTATATTCTATTTTCAATTTATGCCTCTTATATGTATTCTTTAAAAGCTTGATATACGTCCTGCACTGTAAATTGCCTATATGCTGATAAAGTTGCTACTACTCTTAGTTCATTAGAGTAATTAGTCCATGAATGAGGCTTAGAAGTATTTAAAAGCATCGGGGCCTGGAAATTTAGGTTTGAAAAATTTGACTCTACTGCTTCATGCCAATAATGACCTTCGTGTCCATCTCGTCCAAGTTCCGTAGACATAGGACCACATTTACTTAAGTCGTCGTCAGCCATTACCAGTACTTTGCTTTTTTCGTTATCTACCTTTATTGGCACATTAAAAGCAAAATCTCTTCTTCTGTCTGTATGTACAGTATACAGACCTATATTTGGGTAAGAAACTAGAAAAGAAATACCAAAACTCATTCCGTTCCAATCTAAAACTTTATTCTTAAGACTAAAAGGATACCACTTTCCTACACTATAACTATCTGTTGACTGTTTCCAAGATGGCTCAACGCCTTCACCTATACCATACGCTCGATAATAATTCATCAAAGTCTCAGTTAATTCTTCTGGGAATTTGTTAAAGAATACGTGTGTGTAATTATCCCAGTGCATATATTACGCCTCGCATGAGACGCATGTCATAATATCCCGTACAAGTTCTTGTGCTGGGTTTGATGATCGTTGGTAATAAAATGTTTTCACGCCTAGTCTCCATCCTTCAATAATAAGTGCATTAATATCTTTGACCGGAGCTTCATGTGGGATCATTAAGTTTAAACTCTGGCTTTGATCTATATATGCCTGTCTTGCAGCTGCTTGTTGCACAACATTAAGAGGCGAGATTTCAGAGAATGTTTTAAATACGTCTTTTTCAAACTGTGGCAGAAAATCGAGATGCTGTACACTACCTTTATGAATTAGAATATCTTCCCATGTCTCATCATCGTTTCTATCATGATTTTCAAGACAATCAATTAACCATGGATTCTTATATGTGAATACACCTTTTGCTAAATCTTTTACAAAGTAATTAGATGCTAGTGGTTCAATCGAAGGCGATACTTGACCTAAGATGAAAGATGATGAAGTAGTTGGAGCAATAGCAGTACGAGTAAGATTACGCTCACCATAACCTTTAAGCCCTTCAGGTTCTCCATATATTTCCGCCATTTCTTTTGATGCTGCAAGCGACTGCTCGTCAATGAATTGACTAATTTCTTCACCTAATTCTAGAGCCTCAAACGACTCGAATGGCATCATTCTAGAGTGTAGTAACGAATGCCAGCCAAGTTGACCGATGCCAAGTGCACGCCAGTGCTTTGCAAAGTTGTGTGCAGTTTCCATAAACCGTACACCTTTGGTCTTCTTAATATACTCGTCCATAACAGCGTCAAGAAAGTATGTCATAGTTTCTACTGCATCTGTTTCTTTCCATTCATCCCATGTAACAAGGTTCATAGATGATAGGTTACAAACAAACGTCCAGTCTTTGCTGGATGGTAGTGCAATCTCTGAACAAAGATTAGAAGCATAGATCGGGTAGTTATGATCCAGCAATGCTTTTGGTTTATTATTGTTTACAGTATCACTAAAGAAAAGGTATGGATAACCGGTCTCTTTACGTTTACGCAGTACCTTTGCCCATATCTCGCGCTTGTCTTTATTACCAGTGATCATGTCTTCCATCCACTCATCAGAGACAGTGACTCCAATAGAGATATTTTGGATAGCTGCACCTGGTTCACGAATCTCTAAAAACTCATGAACATCAGGATGATCAATGTTAAGATAAGCAGCAAACGCACCGCGTCTGACCGATCCCTGACTAATAACATCAGTGCTAGTATCATAAAGACGCATATAATGAACTGGCCCATCGGCTTTACCTCCACCACGAATAGCTGTACCACGCGGACGAAGATCGCCAAAGTAACCAGATGTACCAGCACCAAGCTTGGTCTGTACACCTACTTCTGATACTTTTTGTAGGATCTCTTCAATTGAGTCATCTACCTTAACGCCATTACAGGAGATAGGTAGTCCACGTGTAGTTCCAAAGTTAGACCACACAGGTGAAGACAAGCTATAGTAACCTGCCAACATGTACTTGTTAAATTTACGTGCAAAGCCAGGTTTGTTTAAAATCTTCTCTGCTGCCTCTGCTATTTCTTCAATGCGTTCTTCTGCGCTCACACCATCTTCAAGGTAACCACGAGAAAGAAAAAGACGCGCGTCTTCGTTTAGCCAATCAAATGCCATAATATACTCCTATTAAAATAAATCGTCTGCTGTTACACCCTGGCCTCGAGCATAATCAACTGGTCGTCCATGAAAGAAATCAACCATGTTTGTTCCCATAAGTCCTTCATCAAACCATTTAGTTAGCTTAATTGCTTCTTTATCATACGTAATGTTATTACTAAATCCAATCTGATCTAAACTATCTACCATACGTTTTTTAATGAATTCTATAAGAATGTCGCTGGAAAGCCCAAGCTCTTCGTAATCACCCATGATCCAACGAATAACTTCACTCTCATAACCGATTGCTGCATCGATCTCTTCTGTGATACGTGCTTCTAGCTCGTCATCAAATAGCTCTGGGTATTCTTCACGCATTGTATTGATAAGTTTAATGCCACATTGTGCATGTAGCATTTCTTCATTGCGCGTGTACTTGACTTGTTGAGCTGTGTCCTTAAGAATAGCTTTATTTTTATTCATATGCAAAATAATATAGAACTGTGAAAACAAAGAAACATTCTCTACAAACAAAGTAAACAATGTGATAGCATAGATGTACTGCTTACGTTCGTCTTTGTAAACGCCTTTGCTGTACTTACGCAGATAGTCTACACGGCCAGCAATGACTGGATTTTCTAGATTGCGTTCAAAGATATCTGTAAGACCAAGAACATCAAGTAGCTTTTCGTATGCCATGTTATGAATAACTTCTGAGTTACCCATAGCATATCCAAGATCACGTAGTGATGGATGCGGAAGGTTGTCACCGAGGTTTGCCCAAAATGTTTTAACAGCTACTTCAATCTGGCCGATTGCAGAAAGCGCACGTACTAGAACTTCACGTTCCTGTGCGGTCATTTCACTTTTAAACTGACTATAATCACTGGTAAAGTTAAATTCATCAGGTGTCCAGAAGCCACTCCAGATAGCATCCATAAATTCTTTTGTCCAGGGATAAAGATCTGGCTTACGTGAAATTTGTTCTTTAAATAGCATTTATATCTCTTTCAGCATACAACACAGCACAAACCTATTGTCCCTACAAAATAGGCTTAAATCTTTAAATCAGCTTGTGATGGTTTTGTTTCGGTTGGTAGTATTATATATCAATTACCAACCTTTGTAAACGCCATATATGGTATATTTAGAAACTTTTTTTACAACATATGCTATTTTTTTTCAGGCTCTTTAGGCTCTTCAGTTACAGCCTTTTCATAATAGATTATGATTTCTTTTTGTTGATTAATGTAGCGTTTCAGATCACCTATGTTTAATGCTAGGTTTTCATAGTCACGCATAGACAGAGCAACAAATGCTACTTCACCATACTGCTCTTTAAAGTCAGCAATAAACTCATCTAACTTTTCAGCAGTAACTACCCAAACACGAGTATCATTCAGCTGTATCGGTTTTGGCTGCGCTACTGTCGGGATTGTCGTCGGAACTATCTTCGTTACTACTTTGATCTCCGTCTCCGGTTTCCTCGACAGGCCGCTGCAACCACCCAGGAAGAGGCCGACTAGCGCCGTCACTACTACCGCTTTCCCCCATGATTTCACGCCATAAGTTTGCTGTTGCTCCATTCATCTTTCCTTCCAATATCTCACTGTCTCTGAGTGCTTCTTGAACCAGATTCAGTCTTGAAAATTTGGACCGTAGTTCATCACTATAAGCCTCCGCTGCTTGCAGATCACTCTGGAGTTCTTTATTTAATTTGTTTGTTTTCTCTACAGTTGCTTGCATAGTTTCAAGGCTCTCTGTAGCAGTTTCAAGTGCAACTTCAAGTTTTGCATTATTAGTTCTTAATGTAGCAATCGTTGCTTGAGTTGACACATAGTATGAATATGCACCGTACCCTACACCACCGAGTAATCCCAGGACGATGAACATTAAATATAGTTTAGCCATTATTTTTGTCATCCATATATGTTCTAAATCTTTTTAATAGAACAGTTTTATCTTTCTTTCGACGCCGATCAGTAACACTCATAGGTTTAAATTTTGGACCCATAGCTGTTGTCGCTGGATTAGGTATCGAAGCTACATTGGCACCAGCTGGTGCATCTTCTGCCACTCGCTTCGCTGTCGCTGTGGCTATTGCCATCTTCCTAGACATATCTATTCCAGGCTGGTCTCGCTCTATTGCTTTCGCTATTTCTTCGCGTTTCTTTTTCTCAGCTGGAGTTAAAGTTTTTTCTGTTATCATTTTAGACTCCGAAACTTTCTCCACAACCACATTGCGCAGTCGCGTTTGGATTTAACACTTTGAGGTACGAACCTCCTAATTCTTCTACATAATCAACAGTACAACCAAATACAAACATCTCTGCCATAGGATCTAACCATAAGTTCTCGACAGTAGGTTCTGCATCTGTTACACCCCACTGATATGTGAAACCGCTGCAACCGCCGCCTTTGACAGCAAGAGATACATTTGGCTTACCTACTTTCTTAAGATAAGCTTTTGCATTGTCGGTTACTTTTATCATTAACGTATTAGCTCCATTGACGTTACATATAATTTCTGTCTTGATCTTATATGTGTTGCTTCGTATATATTTATACCGAACATATCTCCAACAGGCATTGCTTCAGGACCGACAGTCACTTTATCGTTTGGATATAGTATTAATTCAACACTATCTGCTACTTTTTCGTGACGTAATTTATATACACCAGGAGATAGTTGTCCGTTCTCTAGAACAAACCAATTGTTCTCTTCTACTAAAATATCAGTATGATCAACACCTGATTCTTTTAATGCTTTTAGGATTCTTTTTTCACTAACTGAATAGTTCTCTTTAATTAAATAAAGCGCAGCAGCATATGATGCAATACGACTACTACCACCGGGCACTTTACCCATTAATCTTTTTATATTAAACACCAATCTGTGAAATGGTGTATAAGCATCTTTGTACTTTGCTCTGGTATTTGGTGTAGCATTCATATCAAAGTTTTTGTTCTTTTTACCCTTTTCATCTATAATACCTAGCTCGAAAGCTGTGGTCTTATTGAAAGGAGTAACAAGCAACGTCAGGAATCTGATCGTATAAACTAGATCGGCAGCTCTTTTGACTATTCCCATTATATCCTCTTTAGCTTATCGACGACGTCCTGTGTTGATTTTATATCATGTAATTGGTTAGGGCGTACATAGTTTAAATATTTTAGGAAGGGTTTTATAACTTCCCAGTGCTTGGTTTCTAGTTTAAGTCCTAAGATGCGAATAGCACCATATGGACCAAATACATTAAAGATAACAATCGTATGATTTAATATCAAGCGCTCTGACAAATGACCATTTTCTAGATATTTGTTTAAGAGACGCTTGATATACTTAAATCGTTTCAGATCATCATAAAATTCCTCAGGATCTATTTTACCCTTTGGAGAGTAATAATGTTTCGCTGCAAACTTTACTAGATCTTCTTCTAGTAAATCATCATTCATTCAAAAGACTTTCTTAGTTAATCAAGAACTATTTATCTTTGTCAACAACCTCTTTAGCTGTGCGAACCATACGAATACCTACTTTGCCATCTGGCTTTATGTATTTTTCTGGTTTCTTATCTGCAGACATAACATTTTCTTTAGTACCCTTTTTGACACCTAATGGCTTAGACACTAAGTTCTTTTCATCTGAATAAGAAACTCCAGTTGGACCATAAGCTTTACCTTCAGATTTAACTTCCATTTTAACTGGAGTAGCAGAAGGCTTAATATTCTTTTCGCCTGCATCGTTATCGCCTGAACGTTTTGGTGCAGTCTTCAAAGACTTACGCATTGCATCAAAAGATTTTTTATTGATTGTTGGTCCATCTACGTCATCTGGCATAGGTGTTTTATTAGCAAGCTGTGCTTTCGCTGATGGAGAAAGACCTTGGTCCATTTCTTGCCCGTTATTAGGTTTATGTGTTGCAGTTGCCTCATCCATTTTACGTGCTACTTTAAGAGCAGCATTTCTAGCTGTAGCAATCTTTTTATTTGCATCAGCCTTTTGAACTTCTTTTTTAGTAGATGAAGCATATGGATTATAATCCTCTGCATTAGGCCCTAATGCTTTGTCAAGCTTAGCTCGGCGATCCGCATCGCGCTTGTCTTTTAATGCTTTGGCATCTGCAGCTGTCTTTGGAGCTCTTCTGTTTGGTCCAGCTTTACTTACAATATTTGCAAAATCATCCATTGCTTTTTTCTCAGCATCTTCATTATAAGACTCTTTACCTAAATATTGAGCATATAGTTGTTCAAATTTAGGTTTTGTTACGCCGTAACGTTCTTTCATCTTGCCGTACATTTCCATCTTTGCACAATTAGAAGCATATAGTTCTTTCATATCCCGCACGCAAGACTTTTCATCCATCTTACCTTCATCCATCTTGAATGGGGCTTTTGGAAGTGTTACTGCTTTTTTACCTTTTTCTGAAGGTGCAGAAGCTTTTGCAAGTGCTTTCTTAACTGCAGGTTTGACCTCATCGGCAATAGCTTTAGCTGTATCTTTTTTCATAGTTACAGGGTATTTTTTACCGTTGAAGTTAAAGTGTGATTTACCAGCTTTATGTGCGCCAGCAGCAGCACCGTGAAATGCTGTTCTTTCCATTGTTCCAATATCCTCAGGGATATCAAAAGTAAACTTGGCTTCCTGGACTGTGTTCCACGCTTGAGCCATAGCTTTGATTTCTTTATAGTTCATTACCTTTTCCTTTTGTTTGACTCAAGATTTACATCCATAAGTTTGTTGCAACAGCGCCAGCCGCTGCAATTATTACTACCCAGAATAGTTTATTTATTGTTGAAACTGTTCTGTGGTTATCATCTACTTTCTTCTCAATCTGATCAAGTTTCTCAGAGAATCTGTTCATCCTTGCCCAGGACTCATCTCTGTACTTTTCATAGTTATCTATCTTTTGTTCCATCTTAGCCATTAATATAACAGCATCAGTAAGTTTATCTATCTTGGTTTCGATTCTATCGAATCGTTCATTTTGGGCTGACTGTGCCATTACCATTTTTCCTTATCGGCCCAATAGGCTGCAGACATTTTACCTTTTGCAATATTCTTAGCGTGTCTTGCTTTAAAGGATGCGCGTCTGCCTTTCTGTTTATCGGATTCGCCTTTTTTAGGAGCACCAGCTGTGCTAACACCTTGTTGTCCAAAGCGAATAGTTTTAACTTTACCACCGTCTTTGGCAACCACGATGTGGCTCTTAGTAGGGTGGCCAGGAGTACGCTTGGCTTTATTATAGCCTTTGACCCCTGCAGCTTTTAGCCGAGAATCTTTTTCCTCTAAGAATAATTTAAAACTTTTCATCCGAACTCGTGTCCTGCTACTCGTTTCATTTGCTTATTAAATTCTTCTTGTGACGGCTTTTCCTTATAAAGCTTAATAGTAAGATGTGATTTATCTTTACCTTTAATGCGCCAATTCAAACCTTTTTCTTTGTGTTCAGGGTCAGTAGTTTTAACAACACGGCGTTTATAACCGGCTTCCCAAGTTTCAGAACCTTCATTTAAAAATGTCTTAAAGTTTTTCATATGCTTTTTTGTCTTTCTTAAGACGGGCTTTCATAGCAGCAAGGTCTGCCTTTAGTTTATCGGAGCCTAACTTCTTACCAAGACCAGATGATGGTGCTTTTGTTAGTTTGGTTTTCATACTCAGATCTGTCATTTCTTCAGTCTTCATATCTTTATCCTTACCGTGGTCACCTAAGGCAGCATGTAAATCTTTTGCTGCTGTATGTAATCCACTTAGTTTATTCTGCATCCACTCTGGGAAGTCTTCGTTCCGCCTCAAGCTTTCGCAGATATCCTTACCAACATATTCTATAAATTCTGCCTGACGAATAGCCATGCTTTGTTCGTCAGGTG